GACCCTTAAATAGATAGACTCCTTTGTCGTTTGTAAGACCGCCGGAACCCGGAACCGTGATCTTTGCATTGTTGATCTTCGCAATCTCCGCCCAGACCTGCGCGAGCAGCGCGTAGAAGTCCGGCAACTGCGATTCCATGCCGCCGAGCAGGGATAGGATAGAGGCCGCGCCGTTCGCATACCCAACATCCGACATGTCCATGCCTTCCATGAACGTTGCCATGTCGTTGGTCAGGTTTTTGTACAGGTCGGTGATCTCTGTTTTCGCGCTTGCGGACGCAGACGCAAAATCCGCCCTCGCCTGCGCATTATCCTCGTAGGCTTGGTTAAGCTCTTTGACTTTTTCAACCGAGCCTTTAACGATGGAATCAAGGAGCTGTGCGTTTTCCTCGGTCGGCTCGGAAAGCTGCGCTAATAGGTTCGGGTCTAACCCGAGTTCCTTTGCCTTTGCAAGATTGTCGGCGTAATCAATCCAGAACTGTTTCTGCTGTTCCTGCGATTCCGTGATCTTGTCGATCGTGGTCTTTCCTTTGCCGTCGAGAGTGTCCAGCACACCGGCGATCTTCTCCGCCGAATCAAGCGCCGAATCTCTACTTTCCGTCCACGCTGTCTGCATGGCTGTCAGCGAGGCCGCGAGGTTGTCGGCAGAATCCGTGTTCGTGGACATGCTTTCAGCAGCAGAGTCAGACGCTTCGGCGGCGGCTTGAGCCTTTCCCTCAAAGTCCGAAAGTTCCGCGTTTACGCCGGATAGGGTTTCTTTCGCGTCCTTCCAGTTTTTGTTGAGTTTCAAAAGATCGCTCGCGCTTGCTTTTCCTCCTGCCGACAGATAAGCGTCGCGAGCAACGCTGGCAGCGTATTCTGCATCAGCCTGATCCTTCAAGAGCTGCGTATATCGCTGCGCGTCCGCTTCCTGCTTTGCAGAGTCGTATAAAGCTTGCGCCCGATTCTTGATCGCGTCGGCGTTCTGACTGATTGCTGCCGTGTTCTTGTCAAACGACAGGTTCAACCCGTCCATCGAAGAATTGAGATCGTCAACAATCTTCTGCATCTTCGCTTGTTCAGCGGAAGAACCTGTATACCCGTCGCTTAGTTTGTAGAGCTCATCCACAAGCGCGTTTGTCCCGCGCCGTTGCGCTTCAATGCTTTTTCGCGAATCGTCATCGGCTTTCTTGCTCTGCTCGATGGCCTGTGTGATCTCTTTCGACGCTTCGGCCTGCTCCTCGAACTCTTTTGTGGACTCTTTCGATGCCGCTGCTGCCGCGATCAATCCGACCGCCAAACTTGCAACGGCAATTCCAAGCATTACCGAGCCAGCAGACGCCGCTCCGATAGCAGTTTGGAACGCTTTGATCGCCGGAATAACGATGTTGAAAGCAATAGAAACTCCCGATATAGCCGCTGCCATTGTCGCGAGACTAGCAGCAAGGCCAGTCACCGCTTGAATCGCGGCGGGGTTCTGCTGCAAATACTCGTTGATTGTGTCAATTACGTTAGTTCCGGTTTCGACCGCTTCTCTGACCTTTGGATTGAGCTGATCGCCAACGGTGATCGCCAGAAGGTTGACGGAGTTTTTCAAGAGCTGAATCTTGCTGTCGGTCGTTCCGTAGAACTTCGCTGCTTCTTCGGTGAGCGCGGTGTTCTCCGCAAACGCCGTGTTCGCGGTGTTGATCGCTCCCGTGCGCGTGTCCCCGGCATTCGCCAAGCGCTGGATTGCGTCGCGCTGGCGGATTTCGGTAATACCCATGTCGTTCAAGGCTTTAATCGCGCTCTCGCTGCCGCTTGCCAGTCCGGTGATAAAAGCGTTCAGCGCGTCGGATGCAGAGGTCTTAAAGAGGCTTGCAAACGCCTCTGAACTCATTCCGGCTATACTGGCGAACTTATCCAGCGATTCGCCGCCGGTTTCAGCCGCCATCGACATTTCAACGAGCGTTCGGCTAATCGCCGTGCCGCCTGCCTGCGAGTCCATGCCCGCCGAGGTCAGAGCTGCAGCATATGCCATGATCTGGGCTTGGGACATACCGACCTGCTTACCTGCGGCGGCCATGCCCATACCCATGTCAACGATTTCTGATTCGGTTGCAGCGGAGTTGTTGCCCAGAGCGACGATGACCGCGCCGAGGTTGTCGTACTCGCTCGCCTGCATGCCCGTGATCTTGGCGAATCTGGCGAGCTGCGTTGCGGCTTGTTCGGCGTTGAGGTTCGTCGATACGGTCAGTGCGGCGACGGTTTCCGTGAAGCTGGAAATATCGTCGGTCGCGATTCCCAACTGCCCCGCGATGGTCGCGATCTTGGACAATTCAACCGCCGTCAACGGGATTTCCGTGGACAGGGCTTTCATTTGTTCCTTGATCGCGGCGAGCTGTTCAGGCGAACCCTCAACGGTCTTCGTAACCCCTGTGAACGCGGTTTCAAAATCGTTGGACGCTCCAACAGCGTCTTTGAACAGGCCTACAAGCTCACCGACGGACTTGATCAGCCCTGCCGTAACAAGCGCCTGCGCGAGGTTGTTGAAAGCCTCCGCGCCGTTCTTGCCGAGTTCTTCGGTGTTCTCCTTGGCAATCTTGACTTGCTTGCCGTATCCGTCAATCGACGTCGCCGTGCCGTTCGCGCTGTTCTTCGCCTCGTTGAGGTATTGGGCGTTGTCCTTGAGCGCGCGGTTGATTTTCGCAACCTCGATCTCCGCATTCGTGACCGACTTCGAGTAGAACACGACGGAGTTCTGCGCCTTCGCAAGGTTCTCTTGCGCGGTCTGCATCTGCTTGTCGAGTTTCTTCTGCTCGTCTGCGTCCTTCGCGACGTAAGATTGCAGCTTCGCGATCTCATCGGTATACTTCTTGACCGCCGCTTGCGACTTCGCGAACATCGACTGCGTTTCAGATAGTCTTTGTTTGGAGAGCGCTTGCTGGTCCGTGAACAGCTTTTCTTTCGCAACTAGGGCGGCCATTGTGTTGGCCTGTCCCTTGAATTGCTCGTCACCGAGGCGTATGCTGGCCTTGAGCGCGTCGTTGTCGGTCCTGATGTTCTTGATGATTGCTTTATACTGCTGTTCTCCGTCGATTTTCAGCAGCGTTGAAACGGTACGCACTACGTCAGGCATCCTCGTTCGCCTCCTTGCTTGTTTGAGAATTAAGCCGCTCGATCATGTCGAAGATTATTCCTTTTGGCGTTTCGAGGGCTTCCTCTTTCGACATACCCAGTCGAGTAACCGCCGCCAGAAGGAAGTCCGCGATGGCGAGCGGCTTTCCGTTTTTTTTAGAAGCTCCAGCGCTCCCTCGTCTACGTCATCCTGCTCAACGTCTCGTTTGTTTCCGCGCGCGATAGCTTCGAAAGCCGCAAGCGTGAGCGCAGAAAAGTCTGCTGCGCATACATCGTCCGGCAGGTTGAGTTGCGGCCCACCTGCCGCCTTATTCATGCGAGTGACCATGTCAAGGACAACGTCCACCCGTTTGTTTCCGGTCAAGGTTGGGAAATCCAGAATGTGTTCAATCCCGTATTCCTCCGCGATGTTGAATTCGATTCGCGATGTGCAGACGAGCAGATACTCCTTCTGGTGATAATTGAGCTTAACAGTGCGTTCCATTTTGAATTCCTCCGTTCAAAAGAAAGGGGAGGGTGTTCCCCCTCCCCCGGTGGTCGTTACGCCGTCTTCCCGATGAAGATTTCGTGATCCGCCGCAATCGCGCTGATCGTGTACGCCCCATCGGTCAGGGTGAACGTTGCGCCGTTGTCGATGAGTACGGTCGGCGCTCCGGTCACGGTGATCGTAATATTCGCGCCAGTAGCGACGTAGTTCACGCCGTCCTTGTCCGCAGACAGGCCGGAGCCCTGAACCATGACGCTGACCTTCCGCCATACGGCAACGGGGACTTTCGTCTCAACCCACGCCTGCGCGGCTGCTTCCGTCGTGAAATCTTCCGACCGGATGCGCCACGCGCCGCTCTTGGCTTTGAGGATGGTGAAAGGGGTCTGCGGGTTCTGGTAGTTGATGTTCTGCCCCTTGGTCTGCGCGTTCTCGTTTCCGATGGACGCTTTGGCGCGGGGGAAGAAGTAGCCCTTCCAGTATCGAACGCCGTGTTTCTTCTTCTGACGGTAGAAAGCAATGCCGACGTAGGGCGGCGTGTCGTTCCCGTTGTCTTCGATATCTCCGCTTCCATCAATGGTCGCTCCGCTCAAAAGAGCATGCGTGCTGTCATCGATGTCAGCCGTGTCAACGGTCGCGGTGCCGGAAGTGAATTCGCTGTCCTGCTCAACCACGTCATCGTCCGCGTCAAGTTGCCCGGACGCGAAGTTGAATGACGTGTTGAATCCGATCAGCTCGCCCATCACAACGCCCGTGCCATAGGTCGGAAGGCTGTTGGCGGGTTCTGCCGTAATAGGCGCGATGCAAGGGTGCTTAGCCCCGATAAAAGACATGTAGTTAACCTCCTAGATTTGAATTTGGTCTGCGACATACTGCGCGAACAGGTCCGCTGCGACCTCTGCGCACTCGTCTGCGTGTTCTTCGTTTGCGCGGCTGATAAAACGCCGCGCTTTCATGTGTTTGCCCGGTACGCCAAACTCGTTGACAAACGCGACTTCGGCGGTGCGTCTTACGCTGTTGCCGTCGTTTCGCGTTCCTTCGAACGTGATGGACAACACCTGAACACCACTGCTTGACGTTTTAGGTTGATTGATCTTGATCGACTTCGCGGTGATCCCTAGGCTCATTCCGGCTTCGTTCAGGATTGCAGCAGCGAGCCTCGCCTGCGCCGGTTTGAGAATCCCAGCCTGCTTGAGAAGGATGTTGTCCTGCGTTTCTCTTGAGGCGGTCGCATAATCCTCTGCAGAGTAGCGCGCCGGAGAACTCAGCGTGAAGGATGCCATCAGATCGCCTCCGCGTACTCGAATTCGAAAACGAGACGATTCTGCTTATCGTCGCCCGCCGGAATGGTGCTTGGGTACGTAAACCCAGCGGCGAACAGCGCGGCCTTGATTTGCCCGGCTACCGTGATCTCGTTGAACGTGACCGGAGATACCAAGTGCAGCATGATTGAGTATCTTTCGTGCCTCGGCGCGTCGTCCGCGAAGTTCACGGGCGTTGTGTCGGCCATCAGAACGAAATAGGTCGTTGCGGTCCCAGTGTAGGTGTTCCGCGAAAACGGATACCCTGTAAACGCAACCGCAGCTTTGACTTTCGCTTCAACGCTCATGCTTTCACCGTCCTCTTGAGCTTGATCTCCATCCACCGGTTCCGCTGCTCGACGTTGTCAATGCTCGCGATCTCCCACGGGATAGAGTCGCCGGTTCGGTAGACGCGCTGCAACAC